GACTGGATCTGCCATCTTATGCAGAGCACCAGGAGCAGAAATGAAGTCATCCTGGTCAAAAACACCATCATCCTTAAACTTGAACTGAGGATTTACGGCAAGTCCATTAGCTTCAATGGTTTGATTGTATCGACACTGGATTCCGTCATTGATTCCAAGAATGGATTCAATCAAACCGATGCAATAGACTTGGTTCGGGATTGGGAAGAGATTGAAAAGCTCCCAAGTGCAGCGCCCATGGTAGAAGGGATTGGGTTCAAAGCGAACAAGAGTCGTTCTATTTGCAACTACAGCGATGTAGTTGTGGTATAGGATCGATCCACCCATTCCATCAGGGATCTCGATATCCCCCTCATACTGGATAAGTTCCACCATGTTCTTAGGCATCTTGGCAATGCCAGTCTGCCTTTCAAGGGTCATTTTTAGCGAATCAGAAGACTCTCGGAAGATGGTTTCATTCTGGACCTGGTCTACATTCTCATACAAAGAGTAGCCATTGGCATCCATCTTAGCCATGTTTTCCAGATACGCCTTCGTCCTAAAGAAACGCATCCCACGAAGGGCCATAGCCCTGTTTGAAGGGTCAAGATCGATCACAAAATCGAAAATGTTACCAGATTGGAACCTGGGACCGTCATATTTCCTTACAGTCTTGGTAGGCCACTCCATTGAAGGGGCTTCTGAGGGTTGTCCAAACTGAGATTGGAGTGATTGCATAGCCATCTTAGCCTGAAACGCCTTTTCATCAGGGATTTCAAGCAAATCTTCATGCCAATCTGTTGCAATAGGCACATTCCCAAAGATACAGGCTTGTTTTAGCGCTTCTTTTACTGCATTTCGGTTCCCAGACTTGAAATGCTGCCATTTTAGAAGCCCTTCCATCATTTTTGAGCTAAGATCATCGCCAGGAGTGCGCCCAAGCACATTAAACCAGTCGCCAGAAGGCATAACTCCATTGGTGAGAGAACTGGCAACAGTCTCAACAATCTGCCAAGGAAGCGAAAGATAGCGTTTGGAGCGATAATCCTCCAAATCAGCCCAAGTTTCTCCAAATCGGCAGTCGTAAGCAAGCCAGCACTCATTCCAAATGCGCTCCTTCATTATCCTTTCGTTCTTCCTGTCCCTATACCATGAGGACAAATATGCAGCAACAGCACTTCCATTAAGACCTGGTATAATCATTTTTTTACTTTCTTTTTTAGAACTTTTTTACTGGTATTGTATGCTCTATCTTCCTCACGGATTTCTTCAAGAGCAGATTCGGAATCCATACCCGGAAGTAACGCCTTCTTCCATTTTCTATTACTGAAATCCGATAGAGCCTGTTTTGATCCGTCTGATAGGAATTTTCTTAGATTTACCATAACACTCTCCTCTCTAACAGTGTAATCAGTGTGCGCCAAATGCGCCAAATCTTTTGACAAGTCGTAAGTTGCGCTCACCAGAGGAGTGTTCCCTTGATAATTCCTCTCTACTTTTAATGTTTTTGCGGATTCCGTAGATAATGCCATCACAGTTTGAGGCGATGACACCAGCTCCAATGACTAGACAATGGCTGTTGGTAACTCCTGGCTCATATACAGGTAAAGAACCGGCATCTTCAATTCCTTCAATCGCGACACAGTGAACCCTCGGTTCCACCCCGAAGTCCGACAAGCCGCTGAACAGAAGTAACCTGCTGCTTGTGTCTGGAAGTCTTTCAAACATTGGTAGCAGATCACAGTCTTCCATGGAATCCGCCTTCTTGCCTCCCATGCTTGAGGCAAGGAATTCTGGGCGTGCTTCACATGCCATACTCTTCCTGCCTCCGATCCATGCCATTCCGGGGCCTTCGCTATGGCTTTCTTCACGTTCTGTCTGGCAAACTCCCTCCGCTCTGGAGTCATGTGACCACTCATATGACTTGAAGAAGTCTTCAATTGCAGGTTTGAGATTTGATTGTTCGATTTGTTTCCATCGACATGATGGACGTGATGCCCCTTCGGGATGGACCCGTTGTAAAACATCCAAACCTGCCTGTGAAGACGGACTCCCCTGTTTTGGAAGTATTCCCCGCATTTGTAATAGTTCTTCCCTGCGAACTCCTGTATTGTTGGACTGATTACATTCACTATCATAGTTGGTTCCTCCGTATACCAATGTATCCCCAATAGAGATATCTGTCAACGGAAGAAATCCATTAAGAGTAAGGAACTTATGGCCTGTAGTGGCAATAAATGATAGTCCGTTAGACAACCTTACCTTTATACAAGCCTTCTTTCCCATATACTTTCTACGGCAGATTTCCCACCCAGTAGGAGTCCATACATGGTCTAGGACTACATCTTCTAGTTTCTTCCAACCTTCTTCTCTGGTTAGAACTAAGGTATCTCCAGCAAGACACAAATGGTCCTCACCGTCGGTATCATACTGCTCTACATTGTTTTTGTCTACCATAAGTGTAGGCAATGTTCTAATTACATTGTCACAGCAATCCATAACATGGAATCTACACATCCCATTTGTGACTTTCAAATATTCACGAAACATAGCTATGGACCCAGACTTGAATTTCTTCTGGCTTGGCTGGAAGTGGACTCCCTTATTTCTGAACTGTTCACTGACTGAAAGACCCATCTCTTTGTTGTCAAAGCAAGATGCATCAATCCAGCGTTCAGAGATAAACTCTTCGGCTTCCTGTTCTGCAAATAGGATTCGATCTGCCACTAGGGAAGGGGGTTCCCTCACCCCTTCATTAGGCTTGTTGGACTTGCATCCATAGAGTTCTCTATAGACGAAGATCTCACCGTTAGGTGCCTGACAAAACCAGACGAAGGCATAGGGAGCGGTAGTTCCCCAGTCTCCCGACATCCATCTCTTCCAGGAAGGCGGAGGCTTAAAGGCCCTGACGACATGAACAACGGGATCCCATTCATCGAAGAACGCACCCTCGACAACGTCCCACCTACCATCCAGTAGCATCCGACGCTGGGCTTCGGGGAGAGCCAGAAGATGTGCGCGATAGTGGCCGTCCGAATCAAGGTATTTATTATCCGACAGACGACCGGGGATGAAGATCCTTGTGTTTCTTCGAATATCCACCGGCAATTCAGAATCCGGGGTTCCATCATATTTGGAGCCATCCTCAATTGTGAAGTTCTTCTCAATGTTGAGATATTCGTGAATGGGCTTCATGCCCTTCGGATACTTGTCGATGGCGAATCGTCTAAGAACCCAGGTATGGCCGGGTCCACCAGGATTGCTAGTAGAAATAGTCCTACAAGGGATGCCATAAGCAGAACGCATGCGAGAGCCAAGAAACACATACTCTTCATCTGTGGGCCTCATAGTCAATTCGTCGTGTCCTCTCCACGAATACGCAGCTCCTCGATGCTTCAAGGCATCCTCGAAGCCGTCAAGATAGGAGAGGCGCTGTTGAGAACCGTTGGGGAATGTCCAAGTAGAATCCTTTTCCCTCCACTTGGCTCCGATAGCTCCATATACGATCTGCATCCTGCCAAGAATTTCTTGTAGCTCAGGATATGAATTACGAAAGATAACACCCCTAGCATTACCACCGTAAGCTTGCTGATGTGCAAGCCAGTCACCAAGTAGACAGTCCGACTTTCCTCCTCCGGCAGCGCCTCCGAACAATAATTCATTGTAGGGACATTGTATAACTAGGCGCTGTCTCTCTTGGGGGGACCAAATAACAGGCATTACTTCTTCTTCTTAATGGGGAAAGGGCGCAACTGAACCTTCTTTACAGGGAATGGCTCACCAGCCTTCTTGCATTTGGCGACAAACTTCCTTTCAAGATAATTTGGACATCCAATGGTTACGACCATCTCTTCCCTGCTATTCCTTGACTTCGGCTTATGTCTCCAGGTAGCCCTTACGACCGTACGAGCATCAATATACTTTGTTGCCGTCTTGCAGTCTGAGTTCTGGAGAGCATCACAAACGGATGCGAAATACTTAGGGTCAATCTTCTTTTTCATTCTATCTCCTTGAGATGTGTTACAAAACCTTG